ACATGTCCAGTTCAGACACGTCGGTGATCCGTGAGTAGTTTCCGCGTTCTTCTCTCGGCTCGTATCGCTTGGGGTAACGCCTGTGTATACGCTTGGATATACCTTCTGCGATACCATGTACGGTTGACGGGATGCGGTATGACTTAGAAAGCGTCTCTGACGGCCCGTCTAGGTTAATAAAGTGATCCACGTCGGCCCCTGCCCAACGGTAAATGGCTTGGTCGTCGTCCCCTGCGCAGTACATGCGCTCGGCCTTCTGTTCTATCAGGTGAGCAATGTCCCACTGCAGGGGCGACAGGTCCTGCGCTTCGTCGAGAAAGCATAGGCTAAAACGTGGGCAGAACCTATGACTGTCGTCTACAAAGTTTTGCAGCATGTCGGTGAAGTCGAAAAGGTTGTTACCCTTCTTGTAGGCACGGAGACTTTTTGCCACAAAGTTTACCGTGTTCCAATCTTCTTCCAGATCGCTTCTGTTATACTCTTCGCGTAAGTCGGTCTTTTTGATCCGCGCTAGGTTGATTAGGCCGATGATGGGGTCATGCTGATTTACCATGTCCGCCAGATCGTCTTCGATGTCAGGGGCACGGCCAGACTGTAGCGTTATGCCGATAGCCTTACTCAGTTCACGATAGTTTTCTGGCTGCATTACCTGTTCGGGGCGTATGTCAGAAAGCGTCAAAGCAAGACTATGCAGTGTGCGGAAGTAAAACAGGTCCTTCTTCGGGTCTAGGTTAAAGCGGGCAGCCGCGCGTTCCTTGGCCTCAGTTGCGGCCTTTTTGGTAAACGCGAGGAAGGCAATGCCCATGGGCGGAGTGCCGTCTTCAAGAGCCTTGTCCACCATGTTGAGTAGTGTCGTTGTCTTGCCCGTCCCCGGGGGTCCGAATATCCTGAACATGCTGCTTTTCCCTGTTATATATCTGCGACACGCGTTGCTTTGAGATGTTGAACCACTTGCCCACAGCCGTTGCGGTCATGAGTTCCTCGTCGATCATGCGCACGATCTCTCGGTTTCGCTTCTTCTTAAACTCCATTAGAAAGGACTCTCCCCACCAAACTCAGGCACCGTTATGTCTATGTCGCCCTTCTCAAACGAAGGTATTTTCCAGACACGAACGGAACGCCCTTTGATCTTCAGGACAGTACTGTCCCCGTTAATGTCTCGCAGACGCTGCGCCACCTTGTGTGACTTGTACTCAAAGAATTTGTTCTTGCGTAAGTGCGCCTCGAAATCCTTGAGCCTGAAGTAGGTAACGCCCTCTTCCTCATCCGTAAACGGTTTACGCAATAATATTTCTTCGCGATCCTGTGCCGTTTGCAAGTAAGAGCAAAACTCCTCTAAGTAGTCGTAGAATTGACCACTGATACTTGCGTCCTGCGCCACCTCAACGATTGCGCTCTCGTTCTCTTTCATTTCCGTGAGCAGTGCGCCGACACGCGCTTCCCACTGCTCCTTCTTAGCGGTGCGTGGGTATAGGTTAAGCTGCTCCATGCAAGCCTTCTGAAACGCCGACTGATTCATCAGGGCATCTGTGTCCAGTTCAAGGGGTTCGCCGTTTACGTCTAGAAACCAGACGGGCGGTGTTGAGTTGTACTTGCGTAGGTTTGCAATCGGAACGCCAGATGCCGCTGCGCCAATACCAAACTCCATCGTGCGGCACAGGTCCTTATTGCAGTGTGCGTTGATCGGTGCGTCGTTACACTTGTATGCATAGTCTTTGCGCTGCACCTGTTTGGCCACGACGTTTACTTCGTTTAGTGGCAGGGGCGGTTCAAAGTATTCCATGTTGTACCGCAGGATTTCGCTTTCCCAACTGTCTGGGTATGCCTTACGCAAATACACGCCTACGTTAAATAATCCGTTGTTGCGCCCACCCTCTGATATCTTTAGCTTGGCCAATATCTTGAGGCAGGGCGGCCCTTTGTCGAAGTCCGCCATGTCGGCGGTGCTTTCGACTTGTAGTTTTATCACTTGTTCTGGCGTTTGCTTGTGCGCCTCGTACAGTGCGAAAAACTCTTCTAGGTCGGCAGAGGTGCCGTCGTCCAAGAAAGCGTAGCGTAGGCCCCCTTCTGCGTCGTAATACGGCAGGTTTAGAAAGTTACCTACGTCACCACGCTCAAGGTTCAGCTTAACTTGCTTGGGAAATATCTCACTGTCGCCGTAACCCAATGCGGCGGAAATGTTCTGCAATGCCTTCTGCATGTCGCGGGCTTCAACCCAATCCTCTGCAAACAGAAAGCAGTGTGCGCCGCCAGACTTAGATCGACACACGACTAAGGGCAGCTTCATACGTCTAATCTTTTCAATCAACAGCTTGTGATCTAGCGGATACTGATCGACGTCAATACAGCCCCACTTACATTTGTTGTCTTCGTTAATCGGTATGACACCGATTGAATTGCCTTTGCCAGACAAATGACCCTGCCACAGTTTCGGGGTCCGTGGTTCACGTACAATGGAAGCCTTGCCAGTATTCTTACCGTTAGACTGCTTCTTCTCTACTCTGTACGTGCCATATGCTTGTTGTAGACCATCGAAGATGGCCGCAAATTTCTCTTCGGACATCGTTCCACCTCAATGTTGTTAAGTGGGCGGTTCGCAGAACCCGCCGCCCGTCGGGCTTCACAAGGGAAAAGGAACCCTCACTGCAATTAGAATGGAACGTCGTTGCTTTGTGTTGGCGCACTGTCGTCTTGGTGTTTCACAACCACATCACCAGAGTTAATGCTGTTGTAAAAATCCTTGGCGCGGCTGTAAACAGCACCGTCCGAGACAGGGCCTTCGCGTGTCATCTCCCAATTGTGCCAAGAGCCTTTGCTGTTCTCTTCCTGCACAGTTTTCATCAGATACACTTGGCTGTAACGCGGCGGAGTGAACGGCCCGTTCTTGCCCTGCATAGTGATGGATGACATCATGCTGTTCCACTTGCGGCTCTTTTTAAGCGCAGTAGATTTCATGGCAATCAGGGCTGTCTCTACAGACCCGTCTTCGTTCAGTATCAACACGAAGTGTTGGTGCGTCTCTTCAATGTACTCACCGTCACCGCCAACAACATAATCTTTGTTGTCGTCTTTGCTGCGCTGCACCTTGGGACAATCTTGCAGTGTCTCATAGATTGCAGTCGGTGCGCCTGACCCGCTGCCACGGGGTGCCCACTGAATGTAACGGCGTTGGTATGCACATGGAATCACACGAATGCCGTCCTTACCTTTGTACACTTGACCCGATACTGTGTTGTATAGGTCGCCACGCTTTGCGTGATCTAACTCATCCAACAAAGGGTCCAAGCCTGACAGGATTTTGAGGAACGGAAGCGCAAGGTCGTCTTGACCCATGTTGCTTACGCCTTCTCCTGCATCTGCTTCGAACATGCTTGGATCAAACTCGACTACGTCAGCCTTCTTTGTTTTTGCTACTGCACCGGCCATTATTTTTTCCCCTTCTTAATAAATGCGCGTTGTCCTACATATGCGCCAAATAGTTCCATTGGAAATTCGTCGCCCGCTTCAATGCGTTCGCGAACAAATGCTTTCAGAGTACCCGCGTGGATAGATGTTTCCTGTTGCGGTAAGTACCCTTCCTTCTCTGCCACCGCTTTGAATGCGTTGGCCAGATCGTCCTCGCCACGGCCAAAGGACACGCTGACATTGTTCTTGATAATGTCGTCGTAACCGTTGTCGCGGAGCCATTCGTAAGCCTTCGGGCGGTTGTCCACGAGAATAGATGCGCCGTATGTGGGCTTTACATCGATCTGTGATCCGTCGTCCAAGGTAAACGACGCCAAGCCCATCTCTGCCATAGAAGCAGGTAGGTCCTCGTCCGTAAGTTTGAGAAGTTCTTTTTTGGCATCTTTCAACTGGCGATCTAAGTCTGCCACTTGTGCCTCTTTGGCTGCGATAGCCCGTGCTAACTCTGATACTGTTTTCAGTACTCCGCCGTCAGCTTTTTCTAAGTTCGAAGCAAACTCTTTTTCAAAGTCCTCTTCGAACATACCGATAATGTCGTCTGACATAGTCTTCCTTTCGTGGTTCGTGTTTCGCGGTTCGTTGTTAAAGACCTTGTTGGGGCCTTGACAAGTTCCTAGATATTCTTATTAATTCTTATAGTCAAGAGGTGGAACATGAAAAATTACAAATTTAAGACTAAACCATACGATCATCAGCAGACCGCATTAGAAGCATCGTGGTCAGATGTTTACCATGCTCTATTTATGGAGATGGGTACAGGAAAATCTAAAGTAACGATTGATAACATTGGTGTTCTGTACGAGCAGGGCGAGATCAAAGCCGCACTTATAGTGGCTCCAAAGGGCGTCTACGACAACTGGGTAAAGGGAGAAATACCGAATCACTTACCCGATCATATTGATCGCTATGTTATGCGTTGGACCCCTAGTACATCTAAAAAGTATGCGCGAGAACTTGATGATTTCATCATGGAAGACTTTAACGGGATAAAGTTTTTTGTGGTGAACGTAGAGGCTTTCTCATCGCCACGCGGTGCAGAAGCAGCGGGTAGGTTCCTTGTACAGAACCCAAATAACATGATGGTGGTTGACGAAAGCACCACCATAAAGAACCGCAAAGCCAACCGCACAAAGAACCTGATGGTGATGACCAAGTACGCTAAGTACCGCCGTATACTTACAGGTTCTCCTGTCACCAAAAGCCCTATGGACTTGTTCAGTCAGTGCAACTTTCTTGAAGAGAAAGCCCTTGGATACAACAGCTACTTTGCATTCCAAAACCGCTACGCCATTGTGCAGAAGCGGACAATGGGTGCCAAAAGCTTCCAAGAGATAACAGGCTACCGTCGGCTTGACGAACTGTCAGAACGCTTGGATCGGTTCAGCACACGTATATTAAAAGACGAGTGCTTGGACTTACCACAAAAGATTTATGTCAAACGCTATGTCGAATTGACCAACGAGCAGCGCAACGTCTACACTCAGATGAAGAAGCTTGCTTTGGCACAGTTAGACAGCGGGGAACTAGCTACAACATCCAGTGTGTTGACTCAGATTATGCGGCTACAGCAAATATGCTGCGGCCACTTTACTCCCGACGTAGGGGAACCCAGAACGCTTGAAAGCAAACGTCTGGACGAACTGATGAACGTCGTGGAAGAGTTTCAGGGAAAGGCAATTATTTGGGCGTCGTATACCCACGATATTCAACGAATTGCCTATGCCCTGCGCCACCGCTTTTCCGCGGAAGCGGTGGCAACTTATTACGGGGAAACGCCACAGGACGAGCGGCAACGCATCGTCGATGACTTTCAAAATCCCAACCACCCACTGCGGTTCTTTGTCGGTCAGCCCAAAACAGGGGGCTACGGCATTACCCTGACAGAGGCGACTACCGTCATTTACTTCAGTAACTCATACGATCTGGAGATACGATTACAGTCCGAGGACCGCGCTCACCGTATCGGGCAACACCACCCTGTAACCTACATCGACTTGGTTTCGCCTGACACAATAGACGAGAAGATTATCGACGCGCTGCGCGACAAGATCAATCTAGCGGAGAAGGTTCTGGGCGAACAGGCTAGGGATTGGTTAAACTAGCAATCCCGCCATACTTCTCAAACAGGTTGGTCCGTTTGCCGGGAATCACCCCCATATATGGCGTAGCCTGTGCCGTCTCTTCCTCGTCTGGGCGTAGTCTTGGGCGAGGCATAGGTTCTGTTGGCATATACTGCGGGCGTAATTGAGGGATGGGGCTGTAACCACGAGGGTCCGTGAACTCTTGTTCTTGGACCACGGGCATCGACATCAGAACCTCTTCTGGAGATGGTGGCTGACCGACGCTGCCTTGTCCTGTAATGCTCATATTTGCAAACTTACGGCCATAGTCACTAAGCTTTGTGTACCCGTCGTCAGGATCGTAGCGTCCACCCGTTTCGATAAACTTCTTCATGCCAAAGTCGCCACCAAGGTGCGCCATGCCGAGCATTGAACTCATGGTTATCGGAACGCCTTTGATCGTCTCACCGATATACATGTCTAAGCCGTTGTCCATAATGTAGTTGATTGTTTTCTGCTCGTACCAATCTTGAAACTTCATCTGTAAATCACGCGAGTTCGCATATTGCTCGGCAGTAAATTGAAGCCCTGTGTCACGTTTAAAGTCTTCAAGCGTGTCAGGCATAGCTTGCGTAAGGCCCACGGCCCCAGAAGGGTTTTCAGCACTTGTACGGCCAGAACTCTCTGACGCAATCAAAGCCTCGCGGTATGCGGACATGTCGGCTTCACCGCCACGCGCAAACCGAGACAAGCTTTCAATGCCTTTTGGCCCGCGGAACATGTCTCGCGCACGACGGTTTAAACTTCCGACACCACTTACTAACCCACCCTTGGCATAAAAGTCATCCATGTCTGGTGGAAGGTTTTGAAGCTCAAACATCTCACGACGCTTCTGTGTTTTAAACTCGTCAATCTCTTTGGTTGTCTTGCCGTCGGCCCGCATTACACGGTCCGCTTGCTCTATTTGACGGCGCAACTCTGTAAGTTTGAGTTGCAAGATGTCTTCTTCAATGTCGGGCGGTGTTTGGCGAGCCATGTTCAGATTGCCGTAATCACGTAAGACACCCGCAGAGTCCAGAAGATCATCGTCTACATATTCTTTTGGTGGAATTATATTGGTGTCTAAACCATCGACTGGATCAAGAAAGTCGTCCACATACGCTCGTGCGTTTGGAAATCTATCAATGCCGTTTGCATCTTTCGCAAGGTGCATCCCACGACGTTGTACTTCCTGTGCTAATCGTACAGAATTTTCTCCATCGTCT